TTTCTTACCCGACGGCAACACAGATAACACATTTTTCTGGGTTGAACGTGCAATGATCAAACTGCCATTCGCTGGCATCAAGGGTGAATCAGAAAGCAAACAAACTATTGTACAAGTACCATGCGTGGAAATGTATGGCGATACCTGTCCGATTCTTAGCGAAGTTCGCGGCTGGTTCAAAGATCCTGCACTAGAAGAAATGGGTCGTAAATATTGGAAGAAACGTTCTTATATTTTCCAAGGTTTTGTTGTTGAAGATGGTTTGAAGGAAACTGAAAAATCAGAAAATCCAATCCGCCGATTTATTATCGGTCCTCAAATTTTCCAACTAATCCGTTCTGCACTAGTAGATCCAGAGTTGGAAGATCTCCCAACTGATTACGTACACGGACTTGATTTCCGTATGAAGAAAGGTAGTAAAGGCGGTTACGCTGACTACTCAACTTCAAGCTGGAGTCGTCGTGAGCGTCCTCTAAGTGATGAGGAACAGGCCGCAATTAAAGCACATGGCTTGTTTAATCTAAATGACTTCTTACCTAAGAAGCCTACTGAAATTGAACTCAAAGTTATGAAAGAAATGTTCGAAGCATCTGTAGATGGCGAACCTTTTGATATGGAACGTTGGGGTCAATACTTTAAGCCCGCAGGTATGAGTTCAAGCACAGGCGATCCTGTAGCAAAGTCTGCTCCTAAAGCACAAGACGATAGTTATGACGACGAACCTGCTCCAGCGGCTAAGGCAGTTCCTGCCCAAGCAACTGAAACAAAAGCAGAAGCACCTGCCGCAGGCGGTGATAGCCGAGCACAAGATATCTTGGCTATGATTCGTAACCGTCAGAAGTAAAATAAGGGGGCAGGTCCCCCTTATTATTTTAATTTAGGAGATTAACTATGGCTACAAAGCCGTTTGACTTATCAAAATTTAGAAAAACATTAACTAAGTCTATCGACGGACTTAGTGTTGGATTCCAGGATCCAACAGACTGGATTAGCACAGGCAATTATGCTCTAAATTATCTTATTAGCGGTGATTTTCATAAAGGAATTCCACTAGGTAAGGTAACTGTGTTTGCAGGTGAATCTGGTGCAGGCAAATCATATATTTGTTCTGGAAATATTGTGCGTAACGCCCAACAACAGGGCATTTATGTTGTCTTAATCGATAGCGAGAACGCACTTGACGAAGCATGGCTTCATGCACTTGGTGTTGATACTAGTGAAGATAAACTTCTCAAGCTCAACATGGCAATGATCGATGATGTTGCTAAAACTATCAACGAATTTATTAAAGAATACAAAGAAATGCCAGAAGAGAATCGTCCCAAGGTGTTATTTGTTGTCGATTCGCTGGGTATGTTGCTAACACCAACAGACGTTAACCAGTTCGAAGCAGGTGATTTAAAAGGTGACATGGGCCGTAAGCCTAAAGCACTGACAGCACTTGTCCGTAACTGTGTGAATATGTTTGGTAGCCTTAATATTGGGCTTGTTGCAACAAATCACACATACGCAAGTCAAGATATGTTCGATCCAGATGACAAAATTTCAGGCGGACAAGGTTTTATCTACGCAAGTTCTATTGTTGTTGCTATGAAAAAACTAAAACTCAAAGAAGACGAGGATGGCAACAAGGTTTCTGAAGTAAATGGTATTCGTGCCGCATGTAAAATCATGAAAACACGATATGCTAAACCTTTTGAAGGCGTTCAAGTTAAGATCCCATACGAAACAGGTATGAATCCTTATAGCGGCGTTGTTGACTTGTTTGAAAAAGAAGGTTTGCTCAAGCAAGAAGGCAATAGACTCAAGTGGGTTGACCCGGAGACTGGAGAAGAATTCAAATTCTACCGAAAAGAATGGAAAGATGATAAATTAGATATGATAATGGAGAAATTCCATATCAAAACTACTATAACAACTACTGTTCCTGAGGAGAATGAAGAGCATGTTGAATGAGAGCCAAATTGGTGATATCTGGTTGATATTCGCTGACTATATTGATAAGAAACAATTGGAAGTTGCCGCAGAGAGATATGTTGATTTGTTGGCTGATTACGGAGTTAGTGATCGTGTGTTAGAGGGTGCTACAGGCGTCGACGAAACTCTAGACCAAGCTATTGAATATTATCTCGATGAGGAAGATGCTGAAGAAGATGATGACTATAAAGAATTGGATTTCTAATGGCTTGGTACACTAAGATATCAAAAGACATTTCTTTTATCCCAGATGCTGTGGAATACTTTACGGCTGAATTACAGGCCGCAAAAGATGAATGCCGTATAACGGGAAATATTGAAAAAGCCGCGGCCGGTATGCCTGGTATCGTGGAACAAAGATTTAGTCAGCTTCAAGAAATTGAAGCAATTTTAGAATATCTTAATATTGAGCTTAGGAGACTTAAAAGTCAACACTTTAGAAAGTATCTTGAGAATTATCAACGTGCCTTAAGCAGTCGTGATTGCGAAAAATTTGTAGAAGGTGAAGCAGATGTCGTTGATTTTGAAAAAATTATCAATGAATTTGCTTTGCTTAGAAATAAATGGTTAGGTATCACCAAAGCACTTGATCAAAAGCAATGGCAATTAACAAATATTGTTAAATTGCGTGTTGCCGGTATGGAAGACGCAACACTATAACGAATTCGTCCAAAATACTGACTATAGGCCTTAAATAATTATGAGGCCTATTTTTTTCTTTCAAAGATTTGACTTTTAGTAACAAAGTGTGTACAATAAAATTATGATAACTGTTGACAAATTACTGATTAATTTACTTTCTTTACCTGAGCAAGACCTTAAAAATCTAGCCAAGAGAGATTTGAAGGTACTAAAAAGTCTTTCGAAGATAGTACTTGGCCCAAGCTTCATTACAGAAAATCAATCTCGCCTGTTGGTTAAGATTTTAAAGGAAAATTCTGAAAAAATTCCAAAATTAACAGATCAAATTTTAGAAACTATTGCTACTCCTACTTGGTCAAGAATTTTTAGGCCTGTTGATAAAACTAAAAAATTTTATATATCAACAAATAATTCAGGAGATCAAAATTTAGTCATTGAATTTGCATTTTCCTCAAATATTCGAAAATTATTGGCGGCAAATAACCGAGAAATTTCTGGTTTTACACAAGAGGCTAATGGAAAATTATATATCGCTGACCTAACAGAAAAAAATATTATCAGACTAGTTGACATACTACGTCCTTTAGATTTTGATATTGACGAAAAAATTGAAAATTTCTATTCGACCATTAAATCTTGGTCAAAAAATGAGATCACAGGCCAGTTTCTCATTGGAAATTTTGATCACTCTAACTTTCAAAAACAAATCACAGACGACTTAGGTATTGACACACCCATCGACAATAATGTTATAGTCGATCGATCTAACAGATACCAGTATTTTTTGGAGACTATGGAAAAAGAACCAGAAAATTTAGTGGAAAAAATTGCCTATAGAAAGAACACCAAAGTGTGGATTAATAAAAATGATTATCCGCTTGACGAAATTATATCGAGTCTAGTAAGTTTAAAAAGATTTCCAGTTCTAGTAATTTTTAATCAAAACGAACACAAAAAATGTCTGGAAGATTTGACTATTTTTCATGAAAGTTTGCAGAAAAACGGAATTACAGAAAATGTCGGAATTTATTTCCGTCTACCTAACGATGAATACGGAAGTCAATTTAATAAAGCTATTGCTGATCACAAGTACAACTGTCAACTAGACGAAAATACAAAAATTGTAGGTGTGCAAAATGGAAAAATTCCTAAATTTTTCCTGAAAAATCCATGGACACCAATGAGTGTGGTGTTTTTAAACACTTACGTGAAGCAGACTAAGACAGCAGTTTATTCAAACAAGTGTGACCTAGTAATAACATACACCGAACAACAACCTATGATTGAAACGAGGTCGCAATGGGCATAAAATTAATCATAAAAGACGAAGTTAATATCAAACTCGAGAACTGCCCACTCGACGCCCGTAAGAAATTAGCTAATACTTTCAAATATGAGATTCCTTATGCTCGGTATCACCCGGCTTATAAGCTAGGACGATGGGACGGAATGGTCAGTTTGTTTGGTCTAGGTGGTAACGGATACTTAAATCAATTAGAAACAATCCTAGATATACTAGGTAAAATGAATATTAGCGTAGATGAAGTTGAAGACCTGCGTACTACTCAACAGATTTCCTTTCCACCCGTGACAGAAACTTATTGGGCAGACAAAGGCAAGGTTTGGCCTAAGGGGCATCCCCAAGAAGGACAACCTATTATGCTACGTGATTATCAAGTAGAGGCTATTAACTTATTTCTAAACAACCATCAAGCACTACAAGAGATTGCCACCGGTGCTGGCAAGACTATTACTACAGCAACATTAGCTGACATGTGTGAAAAATACGGTCGCACTATTACTATCGTACCTAATAAGAGCCTTGTTGAACAAACAGAAGAAGATTTTATTAACGTCGGTCTTGATGTTGGCGTTTATTACGGCGACAGAAAAGATCTTAACAAAACACATACAATTTGCACTTGGCAAAGTCTTAATATCTTAGATAAAAAATCTAAAAATCATGAACACGATATACTAACACTAGCTGAATTTTTAGATGGTGTTAAGACTGTTATTGTTGATGAAGTACACATGGCCAAAGCAGAAGTTTTAAAGAATTTGCTTACACAGAACTTATCTAATGCGGCAATTCGTTGGGGTCTAACAGGAACTGTACCTAAAGAAAAATTTGAGTCAGAGAGCATATTCGCTAGCATTGGCCCGGTTATTGGCGGTATCAAAGCACACGAACTGCAAGAGAAAGGTGTACTATCAAACTGTCATGTAAACATTGTACAAATGATTGATGTTCCGGAATTTAAAAGCTATGCAGAAGAATTAAAATATCTTGTCACTGACGAAGACAGGATGATCTATATCAGTAAATTAATCAAAGAAATATCAAAATCAGGCAATACTCTAGTTCTAGTTAATAGGATTGATTCAGGCAAATTTTTAGTTAACGAATTAGAAGGCTCAGTGTTTATTTCAGGTGAAGTAAAAACAAAAGACCGAAAGGAAGAATATGATGAAGTTAGGACCAGTGATGACAAGATTATTGTGGCGACTTATGGTGTGGCCGCTGTGGGTATTAATATTCCAAGGATTTTTAATCTGGTTCTTCTTGAACCCGGAAAGAGCTTTGTCCGCGTTATCCAAAGCATTGGCCGAGGCATTAGAAAGGCAGAAGACAAAGACTTCGTACAAATATGGGACATCACTTCAACATGCAAGTATGCCAAACGGCACCTCACCGAGAGGAAGAAATTTTATAAGGAGGCCAAGTATCCCTTCACTATTGAGAAGACGGATTGGCAAAAATAATGAACTACATAATACCCGTATCCGTGATTGACAACTTTTTTGAAGATCCGATGGATGTAAGGAAGTTTGCATTACTTCAGCAGTTCGATACTGACAAAGATTTTAGTTGGCCGGGGAAAAGAACAGAATCATTATTTGCACTTAACAAAAACTTATTTGATTATGTTATTAAAAAAACCTTAAGAGTCTTTTATAACGAACAAGAACCGTATCATTACGAAGCTTCTATGTTTTTTCAACTAGTAGACCAGTCGTATAACTCTGGTTGGGTGCATTCAGATCTCGACGCACTTATAACCGGAATAATATATCTTAATCCAGAAGAATCAAACAACTCGGGAACCTCGTTATATAGGCCGTTAAGTACTGGTATTGAGCCGTTTAATTTAGATATCAAAAAAAAATTTTTTATGAGAGAAATTGATAACTGTGACAAAGAAAGAAACGATAATAATTCAATGTTCGAAGAAACAATCAATATAAAAAATAAATTCAATCGATTAGTATTATTTGATTCTCATTTATATCATAGTGCAAATGATTTTAAAAATGAAGATTCTAATTTTACTCGACTAACACTTGTATTTTTTATTAAGAAACTCTTTGTTCATCAGTATCCAATACAAAGAATGAGGAGATTTGTTTAAAAACAAAAACAATTATGCAAATATTAACATTAGATAACAAAACATTTAGTCTAAATAATTTACCAGACGAAGTTGATGATAGCACTAGATTTGCGGTATTAGATAATTCAGATCCTAAAGATCCAGATTTTTATTTTATGCCGTTAATATTTTTAGAAAGTTTTAACGCACCGGCAATGGTATTAAGAATTGGTGATGATGAAGTAACTATGCCTATTGATTGGTCAATAGCAGTAGGTGACAGTTCTAGTGCCAGTGACATTGAAATATTACCGTTAACTAGTTTAAATGATAGAGGATTTGAAGCATTAGTGTTTAACCCGTTAAGTTCGTTTAGAGTAGAATTTAAAAAGATCGAAATAGTAAATTTTTATAACGATGTCAAATGGTATTTTCCTAAAATGAAAAATGGACAGTTGCTGGCCGTGCCAACAAGATTCCAAGAAAAACCAAATTGTGCGTACTTTGTTAAAGAAATTTCAAGACAAAGTGAAATTATTCAATTAGATAAAATATTATGATTGATAAAGATTGGCTATCACGAATAGAAATTGCTTATAAAGCATATCCGTATCCTAATAAAGAAATTGAAAGATTTATTCAATGGATTTATAAACAATATGGCATAGTTCAACCGGAGAAAAAAGATGGGAACTCTTAAACCAGGTGCTACATATATTTACGAAAGAGCCGACGGTATAGTTTATGCTAGAGAGTTTGGTAAGACTGAAAGACGAGAAATTGGATGGAATTACGATTCTCGAACTTCCGACGGTCGTCCGTTAGTAGATCATATACAAGAATCGAAATTGTGGGGCGAAATATTTCGAGAAGCTAAAACCAATATCGCTTTACAAAAGGCATTAGATAATGCTATACTAATATATCGTTTAAGCAAAGACAAGCCTCTATGAGTGAAAAAGTTCAATTAAAAGAAAAAATACAAGCAGTTGATGAGAACATTCGCGAACTGTGGGATGCCATGGATCCTGAAAATCAAAAAGCACTAAAAAGCGAATTGTTTATTTTGAACAGATACATCAGTAATGCTAAAACTTCAAATGTTGAGCATCAACAGCACTTTGTATTAACTGTTAACGAATATTTTAATAAGCACTGGAACACACTTCAAAAACATCCTAAGCTACTTTGGTTGCTACTGTGTATGTGTAGTTATGATGGTAAGAAACAGTTTTATCATGAGTGGATTGGACACAAAAAGAAAGCCGGTAGTGATAGCAAAAAAGTAAAATTCTTATCAAACATTTATCCTAACAAAAAGATGGACGAGATTGAAATGTTGTCTGCTATGGTTACCGATAAAGAACTTAAAGAATTGGCTAAAAAACACGGCATGGATGACGCTACTATTGCAAAGACATTTAAATGATGGCATTGGTTGAAAAACTATCTGGTTATGAGTGTCAGTATTGTGGACATAAATTCTCTCGAGAAAATACTCTAGCAGTACATGTCTGTGAACAAAAACGCCGGCATCTAGCTAAGACAGAAAGACATGTTGTATTAGGCTATGATACTTACAATCGATTCTATAAACTCAATCAAAATTCTAAAAAAGACAAAACATATGAAGAGTTTGCTAAAAGTCCTTACTACAATGCATTTATAAAGTTTGGTAGTTTTGTCAGTAATGTTAATCCCTTATATCCCGACAAGTTTATTGATTATGTGATTAAAAGTGGTGTAAAATTAGATCACTGGTGTAGAGACGAACTATATGACAACTATGTGGTTAATTTAATTAAGAATGAGCCTGTAGAGGTTGCACTAGAACGCAGTATTAAATATATGATGGACTGGGCAGAAAATAATCAAAGTGTATGGAATCATTATTTTTTGTATGTAAGTCTTAGTCGTGCAACATATGATATCAAAGATGGAAAAGTTAGTCCTTGGGTTTTATTAAATTGTAATAACGGTAAAGATTTATTAAAGAAGCTCAACGACGAACAATTACAAGCAATAAGTACTATTATGGATTTACCTTTTTGGCTTAATAAGTTCAAGCGGTTACCTGCCGATGTTGGACTAGTTAAACAGGTAGTCAGGGAATCGAATTTATGACCACACATGTTAATCCAAATCCTGATGCTAAAGAGTTAGGTATGCAGGTGATCGTTGTTGAAGAAGATAATTCTGTATATGTTAAAATTACAGGATTTGATAATATTGAAGAAGCAGAAGGGTATGCTGATTATCTAACAGAGACCCTACCATTAATGTTATTTGAATCAGGGACACAACACTAATGCCAGATATTGACATTGACTTTGCAGATAGAACAAAAGCACTTGAACATTTCAAGCATGTCACTGCGGCTATCAAAGAAGATAGTACTTTTAAAAAGCACAATACTGGTATATATTGTACTTCTGTGCCCTACAATCCAATTACAGGACTAAGTACAATAGATTACAAAGAAGCAGAAGATAGAGGTTATTTCAAGATAGATTTCTTGAACGTCAGTGTTTACGAAGGTGTAAGAGATAGACAACATCTCAAACAATTAATGGAGACAGAACCACTATGGGATCTACTAGAGCAGAAAGATTTCGCGGATTTATTGTTCCACGTAAATGGGCACAGTGGAT